TCATTTCCTCACGTTTATCAGTCATACCACTTAGGTTTGCCGACCCCATCTTTGCGAGAATACCTTCTACTTTAGCAGATTTATCGGTCATACCACTAAGATTATTGCCACCTTTCTTGGGGTGATGTTTATCGAGAACAGTTTTTATCTTTTTTTCTACTGCGTTTAGTACTTTTTTCTTTACTTCGGCAGACGGTTCTGGCATAGCACCACCATAAGCACCACGCAACTGTGATTGAGGTGGAACACCATTGGCTAGAGCAACTGGAGCGGGCATAGCTAGTAAATCACTGTTATTCGATATTAATTGTTTCTTACCTGAGCCTTTAGGGCGACCACGACCTTTCTTTTCTACGTCTTTAGCACCACCGTGTTTTTTGATAACACTTTTTATAGCCGACATTTCTTTTTTCGAAATCTTACCACGACCAGCAAGACGCTGTGAAGTACCTTGACGGGGGTAAGGGTCTGGGTTACCTAGAATAGCACCACCTACTTCTTCGACAGCGGGGTGGTCGCCACCAATAGCGTGAATGGCGAGTTCGGGTAGAAAACCGACAACGTCGGAAACACCTTCTTTAAGAGAATCCCACCAAGAGCCACCCGACATACCCTTACCTTTCATATGATGACCAATCATACGACCTAGAATACGGAAGTGTTCTGGTTTACCTGAACCAAAAACATAATTAGTTGCTTTTCCGATATCTGAACCAAGGTCTTCGAAGCCGTGATAGATATCGGTAAATAGATTACCGCCCGACATACCCATACCTTTTTCATAGAGACCAGTAGCACCCATACCAGTTATATTGCTTGAAGATACACCCATTTGATGACCGTCGCCTCTATCACGGAATGTACCTTCGGCGAAACCGTTACCACCCGACATTTGATTCATCATAGCCTCTGCGTTATTACCATAGAAATATTGAGGAGGTAGTTTTAAATCCTCGTTGTATAAGTTATCTTCGCCATCTCTTTTACTAGCGTTGCCCATTTGAAATAAGACACCAGCGTTAGAACCACCCATAGAATAATCTGAACCCCGACCATCTACGGGGCTGAATGCATAAAGAGTAGCATAACGGCGGTCGATTTGATTGAGTTCATCGGCAATATGACGATTGTATTGATTATCGTAAGGCATTGTTTATTATATAATGACATATTAAAATTAATTAAATAATTGATATTTAATTGATTAACAAGGGATTAACACTCGAGAACAGTAGCGATTTGAGAAGAAACTGCTTCGTTCTGCCAATACACTGTATATACAGATAAATCTAAAGTAGTGCTTGAACGTAGGGTTAGAATGGGGATAAAACCATCTGCTGTGCTGTTAACAGTTGGGAGAGAGGAAAGGTATGGTTGACCAACAGTACCAAGAGGGGTTGTTCGAACAATACCAACAATTTTCGAAGATTGTTGATAAAAGTTCTTGAGGTTCGAAGCGAGATATGTTGCGGACACGTTGGTAGTAGAAATTGTTCCCGCAACCATCGCAGAGAATACGAAGCTATAAAGGGGGGAAGAAATGCTCGAAGATTCTAATTGAGACATATTTGATTTTATTAATAGTGAGATAATTTATTTTAGCTTTTTATTAAGTTAAAATATATTGTTTTATCGTTTTACTTATGCATTAATCTATCAGCAAGCTTCATACGACCACCAGAAGCACCACCGCCCGAAGCACCACCGCCCGACACACCACAGCCCATAGCACCACCTGAAGCACCATAGCCCATCGCACCAAGAGCAGAAGCTACACCTTTAGCAACTGGGTGTTCTGATTTACCAAGGTGTTCTTTGCCCATCTTCAAAAGGTGAGGTAGAACGTGTCCAGCAACCGACTTAAGTGAATCGAGGAAACCACCACCAACCATACGTTTAACGCTAGACTGGAAGACGGCTGGTTGAGCAGACGCTTCGAGAACATCTTGCTTAGTGAGGATACCAGTGTAGGTCGAAGAAGTACCACGTTCATTAACGAAGAGACCAGAGTTCATCGTAATGACTACAATTTCAGGAGTAACAGCGTAAGGCAACTGGTTAGCAACTTGAAGATTGATTTGAAGGTTAAAATTTCCTAGACTGCCCGCTGCATAGTAGTCTTCGGTTAGTTGAATGTCCTTACCAAATTCAAGAATGAGGAGAGAACCGCTCATAGGGATTTTACGACCTAGACCAGTAACACTATCAGGAACATTAGCAAAACCGCTGAACTCTTGAAACGATTGATTCGAACCGTTCTCGACCGAGTAGCGAAACAAGTCTTGTTGAGTAGCTGATGCTAGGATACCAGACTGGTTATTAAAGTTAATGCTAATACCTTTAATCACTAAGAAAGCATCGGGTTGACCCCACGCAGTAGTTGAGAGTGGATTTCTAACTTGAATAATTAGCTTGTCTGGTATTTGATTAAGCTGAAGGGACGAGGTATTCACTGTTTGTACGGCTGGCCCAGCTACAATATTCGATGCCGAAGGAACATAGGCAACGAATGGTGGTAAGTTCGAAGTGATAAAACGAGGAAGTTCATAGTAAGGGACAGCATTACGAGCTGGTAAAAGGTCGGAGGGGTGGGGTGTTAGGAAGTTAAATAGGAGTTGAGTATTTGAGAATTGTACAACACTGGCTGACGACACGAAGGTAGTTCCAAGGGGAGTATTACCTGATGTAGCGGTGTTGTTAGCGGAACGCCATACACGAGTAGCATCGCCTATGTTAAAAACCATATTCATATTCTGGACTCCGTAGAAACCTTGATTGTTGGTTTTGGGGTCTGCAAAAATAAATGGCGAAATTAATAATGGCTCGGCAACAGTGAATTGTACATAGATATCTTGGTTCACAGCACTGACGTTAGCGACGGGGGCTACAAGAGGTTCTGATAAACCATTACCACTTCCGTTGAGGGCGGTAGAGATACCGTCGAGTTGGAAAGCACCACGGGGATACAAGTCGTTATCGGCGGAGTTAGCAATCGAACCTAGAGAGTTTAACAGAGCACCAACGGCATCGCTGTATTGGGCAAAGTTATCGGGCATAACGGGAGTGTAGCCGTTGTAGCGTTGTAATTCACGACGGTCATTGAAGCGAAGAATGGCTGGTAATACGTCGCGAATGTTAATAGAAACACTGTTGTTGTTTATCGTGGCGGTCATAACGCTAGCCAATTGGTGTAGTGGAAATGCTGATAGAGCATCTGTTACACCATAGTTAATCGGTAATTGACCAGCGTTGAGAGCTGTACCTAGAACTGATAGTTTTAACAAAACAGTTGATTTCCAGAGGATACGGCGGTCGATGATAGTTTGCTCGGATGGGACTTGGATATTAAAAGTTACTGAACTAGCAGATTGCGAGATTGCGTTAAATTGTGCGGAGGTCATATTCTGCGACCATACCTTACTCGTCTGGCTATTTGTTTCCAGAGTCATAGTTATTCCCGATACTACTCGGGAACACCCTCACGGGTGGGACTGGACTATATCTTAAGCAATTAGTTTATACTAATCGCCCACTAACATTTAGTCTCTGAGCCTTCCCCCTTTCATTTCTGAGTAGGGGGCTTGGTTGCGGATTTTCTCTATTTATAACCTTTTTACTGTACCTAATGGAGTTAGCATTAGCCATCAAACCGTTTCTGATTCGACTTAGTAGTTATAACCTTACGAGACGTTCCCGCAGTTTGAAAGTGTTGCCGTACTGCTACGACTTGCCTGCTACTTGCGTAGAGACATTTAGAAGCCAGATTAACCTCCTTTGTGTACAGCATATGAAACAGCATCGGTTACGTTGAGTCGGTCGTCTTTGACGAGTACTTTGTTAAAGTCTTGAGACATTCTTTTTACTTTATACACACATAAAAATTCTAGAGAGGTAGTTTAACATCTCTATAATTTTTTATTTTTCTGCCGAAGTTCTCGTTGCTGTTGGTTATCTTTTTCAGGGTTTGCCTTATTCAGATTCGAATACATTATTAAAGTTCTTACGGCGAAACATAAGCTTCAACGAGCCAGTACAGCCTGAACCGACCAAGAAGGGGTGTAGAATACCATATTGGTCTTTCCAGAATACTTGAATATCAACTTGGTTTGCGGGCGAAGTACCATACAAATCTACCAAGCGGTATTCACCACTAGGTACATAGGAAATATCGGGAACATATTGGTTTAGTGCTGAAAAGGGAACGATAAAATCAGTTACTACTGGAAAGATATTCGCATTAGACCCTATTACTGATTGAGTAGGGGCTGTACCATTTAGAATCAATGGCTGACCTACGTTTTCCATAACTACTGGAAGTATTGTAGAAGTGAAAACAATCGATTGAACTGGATTGAGTAGAGAAGCAGTTTGATGGTCTTGATAGATTTGTATTCCTGTGTATCCATTAGTTATACTAGGAGGGAAAACACTATAGTTCTGAACGATAAAGAAACCCGCACCAGCCGATGTGTTAAATATTAGATACGAGTATAAATTGCTGTCAGCAGGGACATCTGGATAGCTATAGGGAAAGGAATCCAATAATGTAGATAGAGGTTGATTAAACGAAATAAAAATGATATTCTTCGCTGCACCACTAGACTGACCAAAACCAGTATCATCTGCTGTAATGATTGCGATATCTTCAGCACTATTCCAAGAGACAAATGGCGGTGCGTAATTGGTTACGGTAGAGCCAGTCATCGGTAATGCACCAGCAGACGTAGCATATACTTTTCCCGACAGACCCCAGAAAGCATTAGTCATAGCTTGATTTACTTGGTTTATCCATACTTCATAGTTATAGACGTAATAGTATTGACTTGTAATATCTGATAATGATAATGCTTGTTGATTTGCTGGATTCCATAGGGGTTCTGTTTGGGTCAAATCATTCGGTTGAAATGTGATAGGTTGAGTATAAGAGTAAGCTACAGGTGTAGGGCTCGTAAAATTCATAGTCATTACGTAAGGAGTAATGTTATAGTAATCGCCTTGTGGTAAAAAGAAACCACCACCTGTATAAGTTTGTACTTGAACACCCGTTAGTAGAGGAGCGTTTGCGGTGATAGTTAAAGCATTTAGAGTTTTAATAACATATCTAGCATTGTATTGACCTGCATTATTAACAAATATCGTGTCGCCAACCTGATACACGTGTGTAAGGTCTATTAGAGTACCTAAACCACCAGTACCATTGTATGTAATGGTCACTTCACCAGTAATAGAGGAATAAACAATGTTCGCAACGGGTAGTTTGGCGAATGAAACAGTTTGAGTTCCACCAAATAAAAAATTGGTACGCCCTGGGTAGTTTGCTGGGATGCCTGGGATAGAAAATACATTTTCTAATGTCAAAAATGTGTTTTGTCCAGATACATTGGTATCCACAGCAGTAACTCTATAGTATTGTTGAGCCGTAGCACTCGCATCATCGACTATAGGATTATTGTTATTATTAGCTAAATAAACAACTGTTCCTACGGGATACGATACATTTGTATATAGTGTAACGGTGAAAGGAGTCGCCGACGATGCTGTATTACTCATTGTTTGAATAGGGTATGTTCCACCAAAATTGTTGTTGGTATTAAGATTTACTTGGGGAATGAAAACGGGTAGTGTAGGTGTTTGTAGATTAAATCTAACAATTGACATATAGTAGTCTTGAGGCGATAAGAGAAAAGCATTACTACGAGTCTCTTTGTATTGAAACCTTACTGGTTGGGCTGGAAAAGATGAATCGTTATTGATAAGGTTCATATCGTAATATATATGGTAAGGTTGCGTATCGCTGTGGTTTTGGTTAAAACGTTGAACACTCATACTTGCTTTTTATAATACACAATAATATAAAATTGATTCGGTTTTAATCAGTATGATTAAAACGATGTGGAAGATAATTACTTCTCACCCTAATTACGAAGTATCGACAGAAGGTCAAGTTCGTAATATCAAAACACAACGGATTCTAAAAGGTAGTAAGCATACCTCGGGGTATTTACAAGTCCCATTGTATCCTAATTATAAGACCTTTAGAATACACACACTTGTTGCTAACGCATTCCTTGAAAAAGAAGAAGGAGAGATAGACCACATAGATAGAGACAAAACAAATAACAATGTGAATAACTTGCGATGGGTATTAAAATCAGAGAATGCATTGAATAAAGACTATAGAATAGTAAAGACAGATGGATTACATAACATTTGTCAAATAACGAATAAAGGAGGGAGTATTGTATACAAGGTGTGTTTCGCTTATAACTATACAATTCACGTGGAGAAGAGATTTAAAACAGTACAGGAAGCAATTGATTACCGAGATGAATATATTAAAAACAATCCGCGTTAATTAGACCCACATACGCCGAACCTAGATATTTACCTGTATATATCTTGATTATATCTGACTCTAGTAGCCTCTATAGCGGATTACTAGATAATTACATATAAATATATCATAATAATTTTAAAATTATTCATTGGAAGTATATAGTAAGTATCTTATTTCGCACCTAATAGCACCTAGAATCACTATTTTAACATATTTACACGTAAAAATCCACTTTTACTCATACAAAGTAATAGAACCCCTAGAGCCGAAGCTCTAGAGGTTAGTATATTATAGTTTTACTGGTAAGTATCTACTTTTTATTCGGGAATGACAACTTTCTTCCTAGTAGTAGTAGTAGTAGTAGTAGTAGTAGTAGTAGTAGTAGTAGACTGAGACGGTTTGTCCCCCGTCGGTTCAGGAACTGAATCCTTGTAAG